TCTGCTAATTCTGTTGGCGAATAATACCGTTGTTCAGCCAAGATTCGATCATCGTCTTCTTGCAAAAGATCGAAATCATCCTCTTGCGTTAGCTCAGTCGCTTGACCCGTTAGCGCAACCAGTGAATGTGAATAAGTCGCAGTTGAAGTCGTAGAAAACAACAATGCGCTTTCAAGATTATTATTGTCAAAAGTCCAAGTAAAATAGCTGTCAAGTGTCGCATCTGTTTGAACTAAACCTCCGCCGCTAACAGCACAGTTGTCATACGTTCCAGGCCAGTCGTTTGTTGGTGCGTTCTTTGCATCAATTGATTGCACTGCGTTGCTAATTGGTGGAGCGCCAATATTCACAAGCACGTAAGCTGGAAGGTCTGCACGCCATTGCGTTGCATCAACGGATTTGACCATCACCACATACGTGCCAGTGTCAAACAAACTTGTCTCGAACCACTGTTGTTGCGCGGGCAAACCACCAGACGCAAGCTCAATGCCAGCGCCCCAGGTGGCAGAAATGTCTAGTCGAGACTTTAAGTCCGCTGGAGCCAAAACGTTATAAGTTCCAGTTGCAGTGCCAGTAAAGCTAATTGCAGCGCCGCCACTTGTTGCACTGATCTTGAATGCTGTACTTGTAAAGTTATCACTTGCAACGTAATACGTCGTTCCAGAAACAACACCAGTAGGCAGCGACCCAGAAGACGCCGCAAACGCAATTTCATCACCAACGCTCAGTAAGTGCTGATTAACCCTAGTGCCGACAACTGTTGAAGTTCTGACTGTGACAAGACCAGTCGCTACTTCAAATCCAATGACATTTAACGCTAGCGTTCCTTTCTTGTACTTAACCTCATAGCTCACAACATCAGCAACAATGTTTTGGTCCCAACTGCCATATTCCGTCGTAGGTAGCTGCCAGCTAAAACGCTTACCACTACTATTCTGATTTTCAACGACACTGAAGTTGCTTGGTGTGGGGGGCGCAATTTCACTGCGTTCCACAACGTCATAAATATAGTCAGTAGGATTTTCCCCAAAAATTGCGCTAGTAAAATTCACCCGAACGTCATAAGTGTCAGGAGCATGGAATGCAACGGTGTAATACCCCGTCAGAGGAATATCAGCTAAGAAATACCAGCCATCGTCTCCAGGCGGCTTCACGCCAGGGATCTCACCTGAGGAAAGGTTACGAGGCTTCACCCAACACTTGAAACCATTGATACGAGGCAGGATTGGACAAGTTCCAGAATTAACAATGATCAACTGAGTGCCATCTGGCTGGTTGGCGTGCGTAACGGTTGCCCCGAAAGCAACGTCACTTAAATCAGGAATAGGAGCAAAAGCATCAACGTCATAAACAACCCAATCAGACTGACTACCTAGACGGTTGACCGCTGACACACGAACTTGATAGGCGTTGCCAAACGTATGGACAGAAAGGGGAATCTCAACGGATGTCGCTTCCCATTGAACAATGTCCGACCATTTCGTATCACCAACTTTTCTCCATTGATAACGATAACCCCTCACCAGAAGATCAACTGAATTATTTACTTGCGGGGCACGCCATAAAGCTTGGATTGATGTTTGACCGTTTGAATATTGAAGAATGCTGCCAACATTTGTTGGCAAGCCAACAGGCTGAAGCGTAAATCGATCCTTTGGTATCGCAACCGGCAAGTCATTATCGACGTAACCATATTTGCTGCTGTTGTATTGGATAGCTTCGACTTGATAAATCAAGGACTCAACTTCTGAAATCGAGATGATGCGATAAGTCGCAGCCTTCATCGATGTCCACTCAAGAACCCATAAAGCGCCGTTCTGTGTTGGTACGGCTGAGTTGACCTCAAATCTAGTTGTGGTGCCGTCGCTGCTAACGTATCGGGCAATTAAATTATCGCTGGCTTGTGTCAAAAGCTCATCGGAATCCTGAGCTAAAAGATTGGCCTCGGTGATTTCAAAGCCAGTATTAGCGGAACTAACGACGGTTAAAACCTCTAGCTTTGGACTTACGCTTATAGAGCCATCACCATTTGTAGATGTCTCCCCTTCAGGGATTACAACAGTCAACGTGTAATCAGTTCCAGGCGATAACGTTAAAACTGCATCGACAGTAATAGAGTTTCCGTCAACAGCTACAATTCGACCGCCTAAGCGTTGACCTTGCTTCAATGGGTCAGCAATCTTGATAATCTCACCGACACCAGCGGCAATACCTTCCGCTCCAATGCGAAAACTAACCTTTTCTGTTTCATACCTATCGCTAAAAAGCGTATGCTTGGCAGCTCGTAAAGCTTGACCGCGAGATGTAACGCCAATCAAGCGAAGATCAACAGGGTTATACCCAAACTTGTCTAGTAGCTCATCATCTTGCTGATACTCTGTGACGCTTGAGTAAACCTGGGTTGGATCATCCCAGTTCGCTAAAACTACGGTCTTACGCGCTGACCTTGCTGAACCCGTATAGCTAAAACATGGCGATTGAACCTCTCCGTTTTCTGCTACGTCTTGGATAACATTGGCTTCGCTAAATTGCTGAACTACGCCTTGCTCTCGGTCCTGCGTTAAATAAAGCTCGCCTTCGCTGTAGTAAAGCAAACCCCTGAAGCAAGAGGCAAGCGAATTAAGAACTTGATAAACCGAACCCGGATTTTGCAAGTAGACGTTGCAAGTAAAACGAGGCTCCGTTCCACCGCTACCGTTTGGAACAAGCTCATCGCAATACTGAGAAACGGTATAAAGATACCAAGGGTCAATCGCAATAGAATTGATATAACGCTTGACACCAAAGCGTTCGTTTAGAACAATGTCACGAAAAATCCAAGCAGGGTTATCGGTCCATGCCATCTGAAACGTTCCGTCCCACAACCCCGTGTAAGTACGAGTTGCAGCGTCATAATTGGTAGGAACCTGAACACGCTTACCGCGAAGCTTCACTGATACATCAGGGATCGTGTTGAACTGCCTTGCGTCAACCTTTAACGCAATAAGACCGGTATTTGGATAAGCAAACTTTTCCTCAATAATTTCGACAAAGCTTTGCCAATTGATTGTGTTCTGGATAAGGCCACCACCACTACTGTCAGATGTCAGTCTTGTAAGTCGTACGTTCCAAGGGCCTGCGCCGGGCAGGTCAAACTCATAAGCACGTTGAAATTCGCTGTTTGATTTTCCGCTAATAGTTGGCGAAGAGATCGTTGTATAACTGCCACCGTTTGAATTAACCTCAATCCTAAACTTAACCCTTGTGCCAGAAACATCACCGTTGCTTTGGTTTTGAGCTTGTAAAGCAGGGAGGGCAATAATTACCCGGCAACGCTCTGTGTCCGTGTCTGTAATTGCTCTTGTAATCGCGCCAGAAGCCTGCGTGACGTTTACATTGACGCCAACAGTATTCTCAGTTGTACTAAATCCATTAATAGGTGTTTGTGTTTCGTCTTCGCCTAATCTTGAGTCAAGGGTAAAACCATCAAAGTTATTCGTTCCATCTGGGTTTTGAATTGGAACGCCATCAAGGTAAACGTCCTTATTGATGCCATTAGGAAAACCTTCAAGTACGCCCTCGCTTGTTGCATAAACTGTTTTTGCAAAAGCAACTGAAAATAAATTGTTTGTTGCAATTACTGGCTGTCTTGATGGATTTTGGACAACAACCGTTTGATTGACGGTTTGGTTGACGGTTTGTTTTCCACCGCCACCACCACCAGCACCTCTGACCTCTAAGTTGCTTGTTTGAGTTTGATCGTCCATCACAAGTAATTCTGCAATTCAAGGCCAAAGCTCAGAACTGGCAACGCACCAATGATGCGCTCACCGTAAAGAACAGGAACCACGTCTCCCTGCACTGTATTCGCGTTCGACTTATCAAAGGCATAGCTGTTCAGTTGTTCGTCCCTGTCGCGACCTGACGTTGAACTTGATCCACCACCAAGACCGCCTTTGACATTAGGCATCTTGGGCGTTGGCGTTAGCAGGTCTGCAACACCGCCAAAAATCAGTGAAGCGCCGATTGCTCCAATGATGGGTGAGATTGCGATTGGAGAAATTAAACCAAAAAGTCCGATAGTTGCTCCACCCGTAAAGATTGCCAGAGCAACCAACGCCACACCAGCGATAACCTTGCCCACTCCACCACGACCAGCGGGCAATGGAGCCAGCACCAACCTTTTACTCAACGGCCACAACATCTGATCCTCATCCAAACCTTCCGCGTGATCAGTCACAACGCGCCAGCTGATCCCCTTATCGCCTGATTCCAACAGATACTGCCTAAGACCAGGGATCTGCAAACACAATGCCCTTAAAGCCTCAGCAGGTGTCTTTACCGCAAGCTGAAATCTACGTCCGTAACGCCTACCAGCCTCACCTAATAACCGGATGGTGACCATTAGCTGCTGCGCCTCAGAACCATGAACGTATTATCGCGGAAATAGCCGCTGTAAGCCATTATCGCTGAGTCTCGGTCAACCAAGTGCTGGTAAATCTGATTGGCCTCTACGTCCTCAATCACAGCAACGTGGTTACAGGTGTGGTCATTCCTGATCCGAAACAGCAACACATCCCCACGTTCCAGATCAACGGTCCTAGGGATCCTGATAAAGCCTTCAGCTGCAAAGTTGTCCTCGAAATGCGTGAAGCCACGTTGCGCCCATTCGCCTTCATACAAACGCTCATAATCAGCCATCTGAACGCCCATTTGCTGTGAGTACCAATCACGAACTGCTGAATAGCAGTCATAACCGCCATACATCCATGGACGCCCCACTAAGCCTGCTGACTGACGCGGGTCAAAGTAATAAAACTCTGTGCTGGCACAGTTAAAGACCACATAAGGCAAATTCAATGCTTTAGCTGCATTGATGTCCGCAAAGCTTATGCCTGCGTAATCCGCATGGCTGTGCCATGAAGCAACCGCATCGTCTAAATACAAAGCCGTCTCTTCTGCACTGATAACGAACGTGTCAGGCTGCGTCGAAGTGTTGGTACATTCCACCACCGTTCCATCAGTAAGCACAAAGCCACAAGCCTCAACAGGATGAGCGGCCTCTGCGTAAGCGCGAATGCTTGCTTGCTGTTCGCCCGTAATCGGATTGTTGTACTGAGAAAGCATCGTTTAGCCCATTGCGTCCGTGAGACCAGGAAAGCCGCCAAATGGCAGCCTTGACGTATTACCAAACCTTAGTTGACAACTGGTTAAACGTTTTCCGCAAACATCATTGCTAAGACTGGCAACGCTTTGGTCATTGGCGTTGAAATAGTTGCTTCCACTGTAATGACAACCAATATTGCTTCTATATCTCCACTGACATTGCTCACGCAATAGCCTACGACCAGGCAACGAACGCCCTTCAAGATCAAACGGAATTGTTAGCTGAAAAGATACCGCTAGCTTAGTCTCGCTGCTTTTTTGTTCAACGATCCATTCGTCTGGCCCCCAATAAGCGTTTGGATCAGCAGCTTCAGCACCGTCAAGGTAAGTAGTAAGCGTGCGAATCCTCTGGACCGTTGCGCCAACAAGGTCTTCATAGGTGTTGGTCAAAGCCGTAATACCAAGACCTACGTTTGCAAACGTCAAACTTGGACGCGCCAGCTGCCCTTTAGTGTTTAGCTCAAAGCCTGATGCCTCTAATGGCAACGCTGTATAAGTGTTGGTCTGATAGACAACATCAGCGCCA